AGCATGGTCTTTGTCTGTTTCTAAAGATACACAAGAAACTACAAAAATGGGCGATACATCAAAATCATTTGTTGGTGGCCTTATTTCTGGTGAAGGTTCTGCAACTTTACTTTACAACCCATCAGGCAACTCAGATTATCAAGCTTTCATTGATGATGTTCTAGTAACTGGTGACGCTGGTGATGCTCTTTTTGAATTGTTCCCTGACTCTAATACGTCAGCTAAAAAATTAAGTTTTGCTGGAATAATTACAGGGGCGGAATATGGTGCAACACTAGGAGAGATACAGGAGATAAACATTTCGTTTATTACCAATGGTGCAATAACTTCAGCTATATAGTAAATTTAAGATACTTCGCACTTAATTTATGCCAGCACAAAGAACACTTGATACGTTAAAAGCCGCTTTTGATCTTAACCAAAGGCGAAAGTTTGATGTAATGGACGATAATGGTAATCTTGTTGTCTCACTGTACTTTAAAGCCATAACAAGGTCAGATAGAGCAAGAGCCACACAAAGGGCTGGAAGTGATGACCCACTTGTAGTTTCAACACATATGCTTTGTCAGTTGGCAGAGTTAGAAGATGGGACAAAAGCTTTTCACCCCTCAGACTTTGGTAATTTACAAACAGAACTACCAGAAAATGTTTTGAATGAAATCGAAATGTTTTTATTCGGTGTAAATCCAAACGTAACAGTTGAAGCCGCAAAGGAAGCTTAAAGGGGGATAACTACTTATATTTTGAGTTTTTCCTTGCAACAGAATTAGGCAAGACAGTTAGTGAGTTAAGAACACAACTTACTGAAGAGGAGTTGATATTTTTTGCTGCCTATTATGAATTAAAGTATGATAGAGAAAAGAAACAGGCAGATGCACTTAAACGCAAAGCCAAGTATAGTTAAAGGAGTTATTGTTTAGTCGTGGCAGTTTCTAATGTAGAACTAAGAGTTAGTGCTACGCAAGCGATTACAGCATTAAGAAAGGTTGATACACAGGCAAAAAAGTTTAACCAAACTGTTAATGGCACTGGAAGTAAGTTAAAAGATGCAAATTTAGGACTTAGAGTTTTACCTAAAGGATTTTTTGGGGCTGCAAAAGGAGCAAGTGCGGCATCATTATCTTTCAAGGCTGCGGCTGCAAGTCTTGGGGCATTACTTGGTCCTATCACTGCTGGTATAACTGTTATTGCCGCATTTGGAAAAGTATTTAGTACTTTAGCTGCACAGGATTTTGCAACGGCAAAAGTCAAAACTCTTGGAGTCGAAGTTGATAGTTTGACCCCAAAGCTTGCAACTTTATCTAATCAACTAAGTGGTCAAGTTTCTCAGCTTGGATTACTAGAGGCATCTTATGATGTTGCATCTGCTGGTTTTGGTGAAACTGCTGAACTTATTGACGTTTTAAAGGCATCACAATTAGGTGCAACAGGTGGATTTTCTGACCTTGCAACTGTAACTGACGCAACAACGTCTGTTCTAAATGCTTATGGTCTGGAATCGGACAAAGCGGCAAAGATAGTAGATGGATTTGTACAGACTCAGAATGATGGTAAAATTATTGTTCAACAGTATGCACAGCAAATAGGTCGTCTTGCTCCTATCGCTGCTGGTGCTGGAGTTGGGATAGATGAACTTAATGCGGCAATATCTAGTGTTACTGCAACTGGTGTTCCTGTTGAATCTACCTTTGCTGGCCTGCGACAAGTTATTGCTTCAATACAAAAACCCACAGGAGAAGCGGCAAAAGCTGCTGAAAAGCTAGGAATTGATTTTAGTGCGGCTGCACTTAGCTCAAAAGGTTTGGGCGGTGTTTTACAGGAGATTGTTGATAAGGGTGGGGCTAGTGAAGAGACTCTAGCTTTATTATTTGGTTCTGTTGAAGCGAGGACGGCAGTTTTACCATTACTAAACGATCAACTTGTATCTTTTAATAAAAATTTAGAAAATCAAGCCAATGCTCAAGATACTGCGGCTAAAGCTGCATTTACAGCATCTAATACAATTCAAGGGCAACTTACAAGACTTGGAACTGCGTTTACAAATTTAGCTGGAGAGGGTTCTGAGTTTGGAGCAATTATAAGAGAAACTCTAAAAGTTGCTGCTGTTACTATTGAAGCTTTAGCGGCTGCTGTAAAAATTGTATTTTTACCAGTTAGAACTTTAATTGCACTTGTTTCAGAAGTTGGTAAGGCGATAGGTGAAGCTATAGGTGTAGATGCTACTAGTGTGTTATTTGATCTTGAACAAGGCTGGATTGCTGTTAAAGAGGGTGTTACTGCTTTTTCTGATGCTGTAATAGGTGTTGGTAAAACTGTAGGCACAGTGATTGGCGGCATAGTCAAAAAGTTTATTGGTGCATTTGAAGCTATCGCAAAGTTTATTGATGAAAACCCAGTTGCACAATTTATTCTTAAGTTTTCTGGAATAGAGTTAATTCAAACTAATATAAACAAATTAACAGAATCTTTCGGGCAAAAAATCGAAGATAATACAGAAAAAACTGATAAATTAAAAAAGAAAATTGAAGAAACAAAAACTGAAACAGGTAAGTTAAATGATTCCTTTGCAAAAATTGGTGATACGCTTGCAACAGGTGTTTCTGATGCGTTAGTTGGTGTTGTAAATGGTACTAAATCGCTTGCAGATGCAGCAAGGAACTTACTGAGTGATATTGCTAATCAGTTTTTAAGACTTGGTATTAATACACTTTTATTTTCTGCATTTGGTGGTGATACAGGTTTATTTAAAAATCTTCCTAGATTTGCTGCTGGAGGCAGACCACCAGTAGGCAGACCATCAATAGTTGGTGAAAGAGGGCCAGAATTATTTGTCCCATCAACTGCTGGCACTATTATTCCAAACGACAAAATGGGCGGTGTGACTAATAATATTGTTGTAAATGTAGATGTAGATGGTGGAGCAAGTGTTGATGCTGATGAAAATAACAGCAAACAGTTTGGCCTTGCTCTTGCGGCTGCTATACAGTCAGAGATAATAAATCAAAAACGTGCTGGAGGTTTACTTGCATAATGGCTACATTCCCCTCTATTGATCCAACGTATGCTGGTTTTTCTAAAAGATCAAACCCAAACAAAAGACTGATCCGTTTTATGGATGGATATGAACATAGGATTCTCTTTGGATTAGCTAGTCATCAAAATCCTAAAATTTATTCTTTGATATTTGATGTAACAGAAACTGAATCAGATGTCATTGAGGCTTTTCTTGATAGCAGGGCAAACGATCAGGCAAGTTTTACTTTTACACCACCAGCAGAAGGAATATCAAAAACTGGCACTTACTCTCAGTCATCATCAACAACAATTACTGTAACGATCACAAATCATGGTATTGCTATAGGTGAAACTGTGACTCTTGATTTCACCTCTGGCTCTGCAACTGATGGGACTTTTATTGTTGCAACTGCCGCAGATCAAAACACTTTCACTGTGACAGCATCTTCAAGTGCAACAAATAGCGGTAATGTTACTGCCACTGTCTCAGGTGCTGGTCAATATGTCTGTGAAAGCTGGACAAAATCTATTCCTTACAACAACAGAGCCAGATTAAGTTGCACATTTAGAGAGGTGTTTGAGCCATGAGTTCAAGTGTTATTAGCGATATTCAAGGGATTAATCCATCATCAATAATTGAGCTTTTTGCACTTACAACAACTGCGGCTTTGCATGGCTCTGCTACAACCTACAGATTCCATGCTGGATCAAGTTTAAATTCAAATGGTGAGATTGTTTGGAGTGGTAATTCTTACCAAAGATTTCCTGTGGAAGCTGATGGGTTTGCATTTCAAAAAGGACAAATCCCAAGACCAACATTAACTGTAAGCAATGCACTTGGAACTATTACATCAATACTTTTAACTGTTAATCAAACAACTACTGGTAATGATTTGACAGGTGCAACAGTTACTAGGATAAGAACACTTGCAAAGTTTCTTGATGCTGTTAACTTTGCTGGAGGAGTAAACCCTTATGGAACACCAGACCCAAATGCTGAGTTTCCTCAAGAAATATATTCAATAGATAGAAAAGCATCTGAAACAAGGGACGCTGTGAGCTTTGAACTTGCCGCACCGATAGATCTTGCTGGTGTTCGTGCACCAAAACGTCAATGCACTAGAAAAGATTTTCCTAGTATTGGCCGTATAATAATATGACTTGGAAACAAGATGCTTTGGTTCATGCGAAAAACCAAGACCCAAAAGAGTCATGTGGTTTGTTGATTGATATAAAAGGTAAAGAGAAATACTATCCTTGCAAAAATTTATCAAACTATTCACAACAATGTTTCATAATTGACCCAGAAGATTATGCAAAAGCAGAGGATAGTGGCAAAATTTTAGCTGTAATTCATAGCCACCCAGTAACCCCACCAGTAGCAAGTCAGGCAGATATGATTAGCTGTGAAGAGAGTGGCCTTGTTTGGCATATAGTTAACCCCAAAACAGAACAGTGGGGCTTTTATAAGCCATCAGGATATAAACCACCTTTGATCGGCAGACACTGGGTCTGGGGCATCACAGACTGCTGGAGCTTAGTTAGAGACTGGTATAAAGAAAACTTAGGAATAATACTAAGAGACTGGGAGAGGCCAACAACTCCAGAGGAGTTTATTGAAAATCCTATGTTTGAAAAATGTGCATGGCGAACTGGCTTTAGACAATTAAGACCAGATGAAAAACTTGAAAATGGTGATCTTTTGTTTATGTCAATAATGGCAACAGGACTTAATCATGTGGCGATTTTTTTAGATGGTGATGTTTTACATCATTTAGCAGATAGAATATCTTGTAAAGAGCCATATAATCAATGGCTGCTCAAATGCACTGGCATGAGGTTACGCTATGCTCAAGAAGGTTAAACTATACGGTGATCTGGCAGAGGTAACAGGTCAAAGAGAGTTTGATGTAGCAGTAAATTCAACAGCACAGGCTGTAAGTTTTTTAATAAATAATTTTCCCAAATTAGAAAGTTATATGGCTAATAGATATTACAGAGTTTTGGTAGATGAACAGGAGATTGATACTGAACAACTACATTTTCCTGTTGGTCAATCAGAAATTAAATTTGTCCCTGTGATACAAGGTGCTGGTGGTAATTTAGGAAGGGTTTTACTTGGTGGTGCTTTAATAGCTCTTTCAATGGGTGCTTTCGGTGCTTTCGGTACTAAATCATTACTTGGCTCTGGAACTTTTAGTTTTGCTAAAGCAAGTCTTGGAGCTAAAGCTGCTTTTGGTATTGGTGCATCTTTAGTGCTAAGTGGAGTAAGTGGTATGTTGTTTCCTGTACCCAAAATGCCTGAGTTTAGTTCTGAACAAGACCCAAGACTATCATTTAGTTTTAGTGGCACACAGCAAACCAGTCGTGCTGGAACCCCAGTGCCTGTGGTTTATGGAGAGATAATTACTGGCTCAGTTGTAATTTCTGGTGGCATTGATACGGAGCAAGTTCAAGTATGACAAAAAATTCAAAGCCTATTGGTGGTGCTGGCGGTAGTCCAAGTCCACCCCCACCAAGACAACCGACAAGAACACCAGATACATTACACAGCAAGCAGTTTGCAACATTTTTAGACCTTATTTCTGAGGGAGAAATAGAAGGCAGTGCCTCTGCCTCAAAAGAAGGTATTACAGACAAAACATCAACCGCTTATAAAAATGCTTATTTAAAAGATGTATTTCTTAATGACACACCTATACTAAAATCGACAGCAAGCTCATCTAGTCCAGCAACAACTGATTTTAATTTTCAAGATGTTACTTTTAATTCAAGATTTGGCACAGCAGATCAAACAAAAATTGCTGGAATAGAAAGCAGTCAATCAACAACTCCTGTAGGTGTGACTGTTACAGCAGCAACTCCAGTAACAAGACAAATTACAAATACTTCTGTTGATCGTATAAAAGTTTCAATTACATTTCCTCAAATACAAAAAGCAACAAGTGATGGTGATTTATTAGGTTCTTCGGTTCAATTTAAAATCTCTGTTCAATATAATTCTGGAGGTTTTACTGATGTTCACACTGATACAGTTACTGGAAGAACTGCTGACACTTATCAAAAAGACTTTTCAGTAGAAGTAACAGGTGCTTTTCCTGTAGATATAAGAGTTACAAGAATTACCGCAGATAGTACAGATTCAAGCTTGATCGATTCTTTTCAATGGACAAGTTTTTCAGAAATAATAGATGATGCCTCTACTTATGCAAACTCAGCTTATAACGCAATTAGATTAGATTCTCAGAATTTTAGTTCTATACCATCAAGAAAATACAGGATAAGAGGTATAAAAGTAAGAATACCAGCCGCAGGAGCAAACGGCTCTGGCACACCAACTGTAGATAATGCAACTGGTCGCATAGTTTATCCAGACGGCTATATATTTAATGGTGTAATGGGGGCAGCAACTTATTGTAATTGCCCAAGCATGATTTTACTAGACCTTTTAACAAACACTAGATATGGATTTGGAGATCATGTAACAGATAGCAATCTTGATTTATTTTCTTTTGTAACTGCCAGCAAGTATGCAAACACTCTTGTTGATGATGGGCTAGGAGGGCAAGAGGCAAGGTTTAGTTGCAATGTAAATATA